AATTACAACATGACCCAAAAAGAATTGGAGATGTATGTAATGAACCTCATGAAATAACACATGGACCAGATGCAATTAGAGGTTTTTGTGTATATTGGACTTTAGAGCCACAGGAAATAAAAGAAGTTAAAAGACTACCATTTGAACTTGAAGTAGTAGATGCAGAAGATGATTATAGTTGGTAGAGAAAGGAATAAAAGATGATATTAGTATCAGTTATAATAGGTTATTTACTAGGAGCAATACCATTCCTAGTTTATTTTTTTGTTACATCAGATATTACATTTAGAAAAAAAGATAATCCACCAAATGATATTGGAGATTTAGTAGATGAATGGATAAATGGTAAAAAAGATGGAACAAATGCTATAACTCCAAATGATGTATATGAAGAATATATCACAGGTGAGGAATCAACAAAAAAGGAGATTAAATAATGGATAGAATAGACCTTGCAAAAGAAATATGGAAAGATTGGGAAAATGGATTGGCATATCAAAGAAAGTTACGTTTAAAAGAAACATGTGAGATGTGTGTTGATTTTGCAGAAGGCAGACAATGGGCGCCAGCAACAGAAAGAACAAAGAATTTGCCAAGACCAGTTCTAAATATTATTGAATTTATATTAAATAACAAAAAGTCAAATATATTATCTGCAAAAATAAAGATGATATATAAACCATTAGTATATGTTGATTCTGAAAATGATGAAGCAGTAAAAGGTGCTGAAAGTTTAACTAATTTTGCATTGAATATCAATAAAGAATTAAAGCAAGAAGATTTAGACAATGAAGCAATAACTGATGGATTAAGAAAAGGAACATATATATATCATTATTTTTGGGATACTGAACAAAAAACAGGACTTGCAAGATATGCTGGAGGATTAAATGGACAGTTAGTAGATTTACTTAATGTAGTATTTGCAAATCCAAAAGAAACAGATGAACAAAAACAAAAATGGATAATACTGCAAAGTAGAGAAAATGTAAAAACATTAAAAGAGATAGCAAAGAAAAATGGAATAAAAGATAGTGAAATTGAACTAATACAAGCAGATGAAGATTCAGAAAAGAATTATGATACTGAAGAACAAGATGGAGAAGCATATGCTACTGTGTTAACTAGATATTTTAGAGTAAATGGAGAAGTTTATTATACAAAGACTACAAAACAAGTAGTTATACAACCTGAAACACCATTAACTCCAAATAAAGAATCAGTTAAGCTTGAATTAGATGAAGATAATAGATTAAATGAAGATACAGATTCATTAGGAGTAGCAGATAAACCAGTAGAAGCAAGTTTTAAAATGACTTTATATCCAATAGCAGTAGGACAACATAAAGATAGAGAAGGAAGTATTTATGGAATAAGTGAGGTAGAACAGCTTATTGCAATACAAAAATCTATCAACTTTAACTATGCTATGATGCTTATGGCAGGTCAGAATATAGGATTTCCTAAAATAGTTACTAGACCAAGAGCATTAAATGGAAAAAGTATAACAAATAAACCTGGAGAAATAATAACTGATTATTCTCCTGGATTTGATGGTATAAAATACTTAAATCCACCTGCATTTAGCTCAACACCTATGGCAGTATCAGACAAGTTAATAGAACTTGTAAGAGTATTCACAGGAGCAACAGAGATAGCATCAGGAGAAGTATTAGGAGCAAATATGTCAGGAAGTGCTATTGTAGCATTACAAAGTCAAGCAAAAGTTCCTATTGAGGATATGCAGAAGAAGTTTTGGAGAGTTCATTCCAAGATAGCAAAGATATGGGAACAGTTTTTTAAAGCATATTATGATTTTGATACTATATATACTGTTGAAGGAGAAGAAGGAACAACAACAGAAACATTTAATGGTGCGCAGTATAGAGGTATGGAATTTAATACAGTTATAGATGTAGGTGCTGGAAGTGCTTATTCTGAATCTATGTCTATAGCATTGTTAGAGGCATCGTTGCAAAGAGGAGATATAACATTTGATGAGTTTATAGAGTTATATCCAGATAATGCAATGCCATTTAAAGCAAGATTAAAACAAATAAGGAAGAAAAAGCTATTGCCACCAGAGATAAGTGAGCAAATAGCAAGTAATCCACAAGTATTACAATATGTAACAAGAATATTACAGCAGGCACAACAACCTGCACCACAAATAATGAGTAATGAGAGCCAATAGGCTCTTTTTTTACTGCCTAAATAGTTGGGCTTATAACTATAAATTCGCAAGAGAAAAGCGCAAAAATCTCATATGAAAGGAAATGTTATGGAGAATAACGAATTAGAAAATGAAAGCGTAAACAATGTTGGAGGCGCTGACCAACACGAGGTATTGGAAGATACTACAAATCAAGTTGAGGAAACTACTCAACAAGAAGATACAACAGAAAATGTTGTAGAAGATGCAGAGCAATCTGCAGAAGTTACTGCAGAGAATACTGCAGAAAAACCTGTGCAATCTAAAGAGGACAATAAAGTTGCAAGATTAGCAAGGATACAAGCTGAAAAAGAAGCTGAAGCAAGAATAGAAAAAATTCGTAATGAAGCTTTTGAACAAGGCAAAAAACAAGGTAGAGTTGATAGTTTAATTGGTAAAGAAAATCCTTATACTGGAGAAATAATCAAAGACCAATATGATGCACAAGAATACGAAGATATGTATGAATTGGATGCAAAAGGTCAAGACCCAGTTGCAGGATATAGAGAACTCCAAAAATCTAGAGCAAGAGATGAAGCAAAAAAGCAAATTGAACTAGATAAACAGCTACAACAAGAAGAATGGTATAAAAATGATACCAAAGACTTTGTAGGTAAGTATGGTGAAGAGAAACTAGCTGAACTTACTAAAGATAAGGATTTTGATATTTTTGCAAAAGGTAAAGTGGGAACAATGCCACTAGCAGAAATCTATGAAAGTTATAAAAGCTTTATAGATAAATACCAAAAGAAATCAGTAGAAACAGCAAAACAAATTGTTGCAAACAACAATGCTACTCCAGGAGCAATCAATAGTGCAGAGCCACAGGAGATTAACTGGAATAACATGTCCAAAGAACAATTTGAACAATATCTAAAAAAAGCCAAAGATGGTGAATTAAGATAGCTACTATAAATGTAGCTATTATGTATCGTGTAGTAATAGGAGGAATTTAAAATGGCTACAAAAGTTCAAACAATAACAAATGTGCAAGGTCACAATCAATTATCTGCAGAAGATAAAATCTTCTACGAAAGAGCATTAATAGAAAGATTATTACCACAATTAAATTTCTATAAAGATGCGCAAAAGAAAAAATTACCAAAAAATAGTGGAACAACAATGAATTTTAGAAAGTTTAATTCATTAACAGCACCAGGTTCATCATTAACAGAAGGTGTAACACCAGATGGAAATGATTTAAATATCACAAACATCAATGCTGTTGTTAAACAAGAAGGAGATTATGTAGTAATATCTGACTTAATCCAAATGACAGGTATTGACCCAGTATTAACAGAAACATCTGAAGTTCTAGGTGAAGAAGCAGGTGAAGTAGTTGATACTCGTATCCAAGAAGCTATATCAACTGGAACAAATGTGTTCTATGCTGGTGGAGTTCAAACAAGAGGAGCAGTAGCAACAGCTCTAACTGGAGATGATATAAAGAAATTAGTAAGAAAACTTAAAAATGCAAAAGCTAAAAGATTTGCAGATGGTTTCTATCATATGCAAGTTGACCCAAGTATGGCTTATGACTTAATGGAGGACCCATTCTGGGTAGATGTTTCTAAATATGCTAAACCAGAGCAAATGGTAAAAGGTGAACTAGGAAAAATGCATGGTATGAAATTCTTTGAAACAACAAACTTAAAAACTGTTGTAGAAGGAGATAAAGAAATCCATATAGCATATGCATATGGTAAAGATTCATATGCTTGTGTTGACCTAGAGGGTGGAGCAGGTAAACCTGAAATAATCGTAAAACCAAATGGTTCAGCTGGAACTGATGACCCATTAAACCAAAGAGCAAGTGCAGGATGGAAAAACTGCTTTACTGCAGTTATAACACAACCTCAAGCTCTAGTAAGAGTAGAAGCTTGTGTAAACGAGTAAGATAAGGAGCTTTATGCTCCTTAAATTTTTATATAAAGGAGGATTTTTGAAATGGCAAGAAATGCAAATGAAAATGTAAAGGCAGAAGATGTAAAAAAAGAAGTAAAGGAAAAAACTATAAAAGTTAAAATTCCAGTAGACCCATTGAATCCAAAAGATAATGAAATTATCGTTGGAATAAATGAAAAGTATGCCAAAATCATAAGAGGAA